TATTCACTAAAAAAAGCATACGACTACAATGTATTGAAGTTTATCTATGATAACGCTTCTACATCTGCTAGTGACACAGGAACTGATGGTTCACCAATTGATGGTGACGCAGCTGTTGACACTTTAGCAGACGTTGTATCATCTGCTAAAAAAGTTTTAGATAAAAATGATGTGCCAGAAGAAAATAGATGGTTAGTTGCACCACCTGAGTTTTTTCAACAATTGAGAAAAGCAGGTGCTAAACTTTCTGACCAATCAGTAATGGCTGATGGCGGTGCATCACAAATCAGAAACGGAAAAGTTACAGACAAACCATTATTTGGTTTTAACATGTACTCAACAAATGCTATTGCAGTGTCTAGTGGATCTGCAGCATCTCATACTTTTGGTTCTTCAGGATCAAATGAGTTTGCATTTTTATACGGACATATGTCAGGAGTTGCGACTGTAAATCATATCGCTAAAACTGAATTAATCAGAGACCCTGATTCATTCGCAGACGTAGTCAGAGGCTTACATGTCTATGGAAGAAAAATCCTTAGATCTGAAGCAGTAAGATCTGGCGTAATAACAATAGGTTAATTAGGAGGATAATAGAACAATATGGCTACTTATGACGTAACAGGAAAAGGTGGTACTACTGGGCATCCTGCTAATGGTAGAACACCTTATTTAGTTGAAAACACAATAGATGTATCAGCAGTTAATAGTTCTTCAGGAACATCAAATGGAGATATTCTTCAGGCGTTAGATATTCCTGCTGAAACTTTAATCATGGAAGCTGGAATTGAGGTAATCACTGCATTATCAAGTTCTGCTACTATGGACTTAGGTATCACTGGTGGAGACGTTGACAGATATGTTGATGGTGACACTAATGCTACTGGTTATGCAACACTTACAGCTACAGCTAGAGTTGTAGTTGCTAGTGCAGATACACTAGATATATTAACAGCAGGAGCAGATTCAAGTGCGGGTAAAGTTCGTGTTTGGGCTGTTCTTTGTGATGTATCAGGTGTTGACGAAACAGATCACAACTAATAGTAAATAATTTTAAGGGGGGTATTATTATCCCCCTTAATTAATACCCCTTGTAAATTTTAGGAAATATATGACAGTTTATGATTTAAGAAAAAAGACTGAAGCAAGTACAGGTCAAAAAATTACTATGCTAGGTAATGATGCAAGGGTAGCAAAATTAGAAAATAGAATTAACGATCAAGAACAAAAACTTGATAAAATATTAAAATTATTACAGCATGGCAACAACATATCTAACACTAACGAATAGCGTACTTCGAGAATTAAACGAAACTGAGTTAACCTCTAGTACGTTTAGTTCTAGTAGAGGTATACAAACTGCAGTAAAAGATTTTATTAATAAAGGTATTCATGATATTTATAATGAAACTGGAGAGATACCTTTACTATATGCAAGAACTACCCAAGATTTAACTGTAGGTGATAATGAATATTCTTTCCCTACAGATTTTAGAAAAGCAGATATGGACTCATTTACTATGGGACCTAAAGAAGTAGTTACTAATGGTGAGTTTACATCTAATATAAATAGTTGGACTACTGGTGATGGATCACCATCTTATACTTCTAGTGGTAATGGTAGATTAAATTTAAATAGTTCAGCAGCATATCAAGCTATTAATACTACAGTAAATAAAACTTACAAAATACAAGTTAGAGTTTTAAGCCCAAACAGTTCTAGCACTGCATTAATTATTAGAGTTGGAACATCTGCAGGCGGAACACAAAATTTAGATACAACAAAAGCTGTAACTAATTTTAGAGAAGGTGCTATATTAAATACTACCTTTACAGCTACAGCACAAGTATCATATATTTATTTAGAAGCATCTGGTGTACAGTTAGATGTTGATTATGTAAGAATATCTAGAAGTGATATTGCACATAGAAAATTAACTTTTATATCTTATGATAATTATTTACAAAGTTATAAAGCGACAGATGATACTAATAATAGTGGTAATTACTCAGCACCATTAAGAGTTTATATATTACCAGACTATGCAACGTTTGGTGTAAGTCCAAGACCTAATACAAGTGAATATACTATAAGTTATAATTATTATACTACACATACAGATTTATCTGCACATGGTGATAACATGACTTTACCTGATAGATTTAGAACATTAATTGTAGATAGAGCTAAGTATTATACTTACATGCTTAGATCAGATCCACAACATGCACAGTTAGCAGATAGAGATTTTCAAAGAAAACTAAGGTTATTAAAAGTAGATTATGCTACTAAAAATGATTACATGAGATCAGATGTAATAGGAGAAAGTATTGCTACAAATATAGGAGGCAGAGTAAGCTAATGGCTATTAGAGGAAAAGAAGAAGAAAAGAAAAATGGTATGAAAATTACTGATAATATGGATGGTGAAAAAAAAGCTGATAGTAAATTAATGGCTAAATATGAACCAGGAAGTAATATTAGTGATATTAAATATGAAATTTATAAAAAAGCATTTAGAGAAGATAGAGTTAAAGACATTTTTCCCAATGAACCAATAAGAAACATAAGGGATATGTATGATAGATTAATGAAAGAAACTGGCGGAAAAAAACCAGAGTAATAAATGCCAGCAACAGATCTTATATCACCATTTGTAGTGAGTTGTGCAGGGGGCTTAACACTTAACAAAGATGTGTTTTCAATGCAACCTGGAGAGGCTCTTATATTACAAAACTTTGAACCTGATATTAAAGGTGGATATAGACGTGTTAGCGGTACAGCATTATATAATAGTAATATAGTCCCACAAGGATCAAGCACAAGTAGTCTAGTAATAGATTGTTCAATAGTATTTAATGGTCAAGTTATTGTAGCTAGAGGTGGCGATATACATCGAGGTACAACTAGTGGTAGTTTTACTAGTTTAACTACAGGTCTTGGTACAGCAACTAGAGCATACGATTTTGAAAAATTTAATTTTAATGGCACAGATAAATTAGTAATTGCTACAGGACACTCTCCAGCACAAATAATTAATTCTAGTTTTGCAGTTGATGTAGTAAATGCAACAGGTGGTGGGACAGCACCTAGTAATCCTAAATTTGTAAAAGCATTTCAAAACCATATGTTTTATGCTGGTGCAACTAACTCACAAGAAGTTATATTTAGTGTACCTTTTGAAGAAGATAATTTTACATCAGCTAGTGGTGCAGGATCATTTAAAGTTGACTCAACTGTAGTTGGATTAAAAGTATTTAGAAATGAATTAATTATATTTTGTGCAGATAGAATATATAAATTAACAGGCACTACATCTAGTAATTTTGCAGTACAAGAAGTTACAAGAAATATAGGCTGTAGAGATGGTGGTAGTATTCAAGAGATTGGTGGTGATGTTATATTTTTAGCACCAGATGGATTAAGAACTATTGCTGGTACAGCTAGAATTGGTGACGTTGAACTAGGATCTATTTCTAGACAGATACAGTCTAGAATTGATGATATAAAATTAGATAGAATAACATCATTAGTTATTAGAGATAAATCTCAATATAGATTATTTTATCCAGTAGATGCTACAGGACAATTATCTTCTAAAGGAATTATAGGTGTATTAAAAAATAACCCTAATACAGGATCTATTGGATTTGAATATGCAGATATAGTTGGTGTAAAACCATCTTGTACAGATTCAGATTTTATTAGCAATGTAGAAACACAAGTATTTGGCGGTTATGATGGATTTATCTATAAAATGGAAACAGGAAATACTTTTGCTACAGGTTCTACTACAACTACTATTCAAGCTGTATATAGATCACCTGATATGGTAATGGGTGATCCTGGTATTAGAAAATATATGCAAAGAGTTAATTTAAACTATGAAGGTGAAGGTACATCTATTGATGCAAACTTAGCTCTTAGATATAATTATGATGATCAAAATAGTCCACAGCCAGAAAAGATTGCACTACCAACTGTAGGTGGTGCTGGACAATATGGTGCTGGAATTTATGGTCAAGCACTATATGATGCATCAGGTGTTCCATTAGTAAGGCAAACAGTAGAAGGATCTGGATTTGCAGTAGCATTACAAATAGAT